TGACGGCCTGCACCAGCGAGACGCATCGACATCTCGACGATCTCAGCCTCACTGGTGGCGTAGTTGTTGCCGAGGCCCACGATCGCGGACCCCAGGTTCGACACCTGATCCTGGTTGGTGCCCATGATGTTGGTGAACCGGGCGAGCGCCGTAGCCGCGTCATTCGCGGACAGGTTCGTGGTCTCCCCCAGGTCAATCATCGTCCGGGTGAACGCCACAACACTGTCAGTCTTGATACCGAGCTGACCCGCGGCCTCAGCGACAGCCGCGATTTCCTGATGCGTAGCCGGCAGGACCGACGTCAGATCCCGAAGACCCTGCTCCACCGCCGTCAACTGCTCCGGGGTGCCGTCAACGGTCTTCGTCACACCAGCCCACGCGGACTCCCAGTCCATCGCAGCCTTCACCGACAAAGCCGTCACGGCGGTCAGCGCGGCACCCGTGACGACCAGGCCACGCCCAAGCATGTTGAACGCGTCACGCTTCTGCGCCAGCTTCTCCGCCTCGGTCCCCAGGTAGGAGGTTTCCGCCGCGGCCTGCTTCATGGCCTTGATGTACTGGTCCGCCTGTGCGGACAGCGTGACCTTAGTTTGCCGATCCGCCACGGGACCACCACCTATTCAATTGCTTGATGTATCAGCGACCCGAATCCGGTACTCTTCGGTGCATGCTTCTACTACTCGTGATCGGTGGACTGATGGTCCTCGGCGTCATCGGCTTCGTGCTGCTCGCCAGCACCGGGCGGGCACAGGAGAAGGCCGAATCGAACGCAGACCAGATCCTTGACGCGTCGTTCGACGGCACCCCGGACGTCACCATTCCGGTGAACATGCGAACCCTGAAGTACGAAACGATCGTCGCCGGGGCGAAGCGTCGCGGGTACAAGCTCGTCCATCAGGCCGACAACCAGTACGGCCCCCACACGCTCATGTTCGAGAAGGTCTAAAGCTTCTCCACACCCCACCGCAACGCGGACATATCCACGTCCTTGTTCGCCTCCCGGTACATGGACTGAGCACGATTCACAGCCTCAACAGCCCAATCCGTGCGCGGCCCAACCGCCTTGAACTTGAACTGATTCTCCGGGTCCATTGCCTCCACGTACGGGATACCGTGCTCGTTGTAACCGTGCTCGAGCCGCCGTGACGCCAACAGTGTCTCCACCGCCGCTGGGGTGAACCGGGACTGCGTAACCGTCACCGACACAACCTCACCGGCCGCATCCAACGTCACCGTCGCCGGGGTCCACCCGTTCAACTCCTCAACGGTGACACCCATTTCGCGGGCTAGTCGCGCTTCTTCCTCCGCGCGCCCGCTGAGGCTTTTCCCGCCGCAGCCACCCGCTTCTGATGCTCAAACTCATTCAGCCCCCACACCGCGGAAGCAAGATTCTTCATATCCGGGCCATCAAGGACGTCATACACGTCATGCCACTTACGGTGCCCCGGATTCTCCGGGTCGTCCTCCACCGCCACATTCACAACCTCGTCACCATCGACAAGGAAAACCTTCGGGTAGTCGCGGACCACACTGTCAAGGTTGTACCCAAGATTCTGGTCAAACACGCTACGTTCCCGCGGGGGATGAACAGCGGTCAACGCCCGCCACTCCCCGCCAGTGAGGGGCCAAAGCCGCACCTTCACCAGCGTCTTACCGAGAAGCACATCCAGATCGACGGGCTCCACGGTTTCGAGCTCCGCACGCGCCTTCGCGATCAGTTCATCAACGTTCACTGCATCCACCGTCCGTCCACCGGAAACGGGAGCCTGGCCGGGTGCCGGTGGAACACCCGGCCAGGGGGTCTCAGGGTTACGCGCTCAGCGCCACGTCCTCCTCGGACGGCTGAATCGGGTACCAGCTCTGCGTGTACGTCTGCACACCGTTCTCAACGGGTGCGTCCTTACGACGCGCACCACACTCGATGTGGAGGATGTCGGCAACCTGCGCGACAGTCCAAGCCGTCGCGTTGTCAACCGAGTACCGCACCGCAATGTGAAGCTTCGTACCGGGCGCGCACGCCTCATACGCGACGTCGGCGGTGTCACCGAAGATGCCCTGCACCTCGATGGTCTCCGTTGTCTTACCGCGCTTCTGAAGCACCTGGCGGAGCGTCAGACGCGGGTCATCGATGGTCGCCTCAGCGGTCGTCCGGTTGAACGACTTCAGCGAATAGGTCAGGTCGTCACCGGTCGCCAGATCAGCAACCGACTTCGCGTCGTCTTCCCACGCAACCGCCGTGATGCGGAGGTTGCCGTCACTGTTGACGCTAAGCGGAACAGCTTCTGCTGCCATGTCAGTTCTCCTTGTTCTCGTCGCCCGTGGGCGGCTCGGTGGACACGGTTGTGTCCTTCTTCTCCGCCACGGGGCGGAAGGTCTCTCGTACAGACGGCCAACGGCGGTAGTGAGCGAGTGTCACCGTCACCCGGTTGCCGTCCTCGTCTTCAAGCTCGATCAGGTCACCCATCCGAACCCTCCTTTACATGCGAAAGGCCCGGCAGAACCGGGCCATAGACGGGCAGAAGGTCAAACGGGATCGGAACGCCAACCCACCTCAACAACCCCATAAATCACGGTCGGCTGCGGGTCCGTCTGCACCTGCACAGGAATAGGCGACTCAAACCACAACGGCATCGCCCTCTCCCCCGCCACGTCAAGGGTCACCCCACGACCCCCCGGAAAAAGCTTCGCCTCAAGCAAATCCATCAACACCAAAACCTGCTCCGCCGTCGACCCCACAATGTGACCAGTGAACCGCGGATGCTTCGTCACCCGAGGCCCCGTCACACGCTCCTGCGAGTTCGCCCCATTAGCCGGGTGCCACACGATGTAAGGGGCCGTCACACCCCGCTCAGCAACCGTCAGGTACGTCTTCGACGCGAACGCCGGGATCTCTTTCGTCTTCGCAACCAGAGCATCAGCGTGCTTCTTGCCCATCAGAGCCCCGCCTTCCGCTGAGCATCATCCACAGCCCGCAACACACCCCGAACAAAGTCCGCCTCGTTCTCCTGCAACGACGACTGCAACTCGTTCCCGGGGGTCAGCGCGTTAGGTGAACCCGGCGCACCGAACTCGACAAGGTTGCCGAGGAGCGCCGCACCGCCACGGGCCTTGTCGTAACCGATCTCCGACTCGACCCCGCCCGCGGTTTCCTTCACATCGAACGTGATCCCAGACGCGGCGTGACCGAGCCCCTTACGGCCCCGCACCTTCGCCTGAGCCGACTTCTTCACACCCATGGACGTAACGTTGAGGGCCTTCTTCAACGGCCCCTCGATACCGTCCGCGACAGAGTCAAGGTCAGCGGCAAGTTTCATGATGTCGGAGAAGTCGAAGTCAGCCATCAGCTCACCCGCTCCACCGGATACCGGTGCGCCGTCACCTGACCCGACTGGGCTTCACCCTTAGTCCGGTACGTGCGACCCACCAGCGACGGGTCAGCGTCCGAAGACACGCACCGCCACAGATCATTCACCCCGACAGTCGGTGTCGCGCCCACGGCCACCTTGATAATGACGTCCTGCGTCGCGGGTATCTGCCCGCCCTGCTCGCGTTCCATCACCGTCAGCGTCGGGTACTTGATCTGCCCCGCCACACCCTCATACTCGAGGACTTCCGTGTCCGTGTACTCGCCCGTTTCGTCATCGAGGACACGGGTGGTGGTGTACACGTCCCACCGTTCCGTGAAACGCGACTCCGCCTGCGCCCGAAGAAACGGGAGCGTCGCCCGGATGTCATCCCCGAGGCTCACCACCCCGAACCGCCCTCAAAAATGGGGTAGCCGGCGATATCCACCCCGCAGGAACAGTACGCGCCACCGAAGTAAAGCGAACACCAAGGAAGGTGCAGCGACCCCACACCCGCCATGTCGATCGTGAACGCCCCAGACGGGTCCGTGAGCCCCAACAGCGCCCACCACTCATCCCGGATCGTCACACGCCCCTTAGACGACCGGTACGTCTTCGACGTCGACCCATCATCCACAGACACCGTGATCTGCGTCGTGTCATCAGGCCGCTTCACCTGAGCAACAACGGCCTCCCGCACCACATAGTCAAGCTTCGCCTCATCGATCTGGTCCACGTCGAGCTGCACACGACGAATCTCAATCAGCATCTCAGCGTCAGAGATCCACATTTCCCACTGCCCGATGACAGCGGAATCGGGGACGGCCACGCCAAGCGCAACCGCAATTGTTTCGGGAGTCACAGCCATGACCGCCCCCTTTCCGCTCGTTGGTTACAGTGCCTCGAGTGCCGCGACACGCGACGCAAGGTCCGCGAGGACGGCCTGCACGTTATCGCCTACGATTCCCTCGTCAGCCTCAACCGACACGTCCTCCGCCGCCGAAGCACCGAAAGCAATCGGCACGCCCGCAGCATCGAAAAACGCAGTCGGCTCAAGAGCCTGACCCGCGGTCGGCGTCGCCCTACTGACGACCCGAACCTGCTTGGTTGACTGGCTCATCAGGCTCCCCCTCAGGACTCGTTGGTGGCGTTCCGGATGACAGCGAACGCGTTCGTGTCCATGACCGCCCAGCCGAAAACAACCTCAC